GCTGTCTCCATTACGATTGCCCTACACACGCCAGCTACATCCGTAGCTTGTCGCATATAGTTTTGCACTCCGTTGGAGTGGCCTAGGCCGTGGTCATTCTTTAATACTATCTGTTCATTCATTTGCTTATTCTCCTTGTTGGTTGTGGGCTACTCGTATCGGTACACGCCGAAGCCCTCTTCATTTTCTCTTGTGCTTCCGGGTAAGTTCAAAGCGGAAAGATCGTGCTTGGTGTCGAACTCTGTGTCTGGATGCGGATAAGGCGGCTGTGCCTTTTGCCTTGCGACCTCGGCATCATATTCGCCAAACATTTTTTGATATTCTTCTGGGGTCAATGGTCGGCAACAACCACAATCACAATCACTCATTTTGTAATCCTTTCATTTATGGTTTTGATTATCGGGGAAAGCCATTTGGTGCTTATGTCGTGGGAGGGAACACGGAAAACTAAAATGCCCATTGAGGCGGCGAGATTGTATTTCTCCATATCATTCAAGAACCCGGTTGGCCTTGTGTGTCTGCCCCTGCTCCACACCCCGCCCTCTAGCTCGATAGCGATGCCAGAGGTGAAAAAGTCCACATAATAATCAAATCGAAACCTTCTTCCCTCTGCAAATTTATGCTCTCTCTTTAGCTCCCCACCACCAAGACTCTTCCAAAGAATCTCAAACTTGGCAGATGGGGTTAGCTTCATTTTAGTTACGCCCCACCCAGTTCTTGCTAGGTAGGACTAACTCTGGCTGTTTGTGCTGGTTGCCTTCTGCAATTATTTTGTCCAAGCGCTCTAGGTCTGCGGCAACGCTTAAATAAAATCTGCGCCTCTCATAATTTTGCTGGTCAATATGCTTTGCAAAAAGCCTTACCCCCTGCAAAATCACAAGGCCAATAAAAACTAGAAGGCCAAAGATCATGAGCGTATCCTTTGCTTCTGCCAAGCGTGGGAGCAGTAACTTGGGTGAGTGATAAAAGGATACTTGCCATCGTCTAGAGCCTTCATAACAAACCCTTCCCAGACTACTTCGCCAGCTTTGTTGTTCTGATAGTTCATCTCTTCCCAGATTGCATTGATCTTATGATGGGCAAGGCGAACAAAGCGAAGGAGCTTGTTCTGTGGCACATCGAAGGTCACGGCTTCGAGATGTTCAATCTCCTTCATCCGTTCTGCGTAGGGCTTGGGATTGGCGGGGTCGAATGCGTCCATCACTACGATTGTTCCTTTGCCAGTCTTGGTTCGTTGCCCCATAATTTCACAATCTACAAAGCGTGATTTGATGCCAGCACCAAGGATTCGTTCTGCCATTAGCTTGTGATTAGTGGCGAACTTGCCGTGGCGATTGTAACCCTGCTGGGTTTCTTGATCGAACCAACCTCTCCATCCGTTGAGCTTGCCCTCAATGGAGAACCCATCGGAGAACTCATCGTGATTAGCTGGAACGGCTGAACCTACTGGCCTTGCTGGGAGTGGGAAGGATGTCATTGTTTTTTTGTATTGTTTTTGTTGAGTTATGTAAAGAACTATTTTAGTAGTTGCTCAACGATGCAAAGGGTTACACCAGCACCAACGAGTAGCCCGACTATGTATGCGATTAGGATTTTGTTCATACGCACACCCTAACACACTTCCCCAAGTTGTCTACTCTTTTTTTATCTTATCTTTACGATTGTTTGCAAATACCTATAAACACGCTATTTACGAGGGGGCTTTGTGGGAATAATCTTAAACATTTTTAGCTTCCGTAGCAACTTCTCCCCGTCTTTTGATGTAATGACGGACATCTGCCGAATCATCTCTACCTTCTTTTGTCTATAAAGCGTGTCGAGATGGCGAGTCGCCGTGTTCATTTTCATTCCCCACTCTTTTGCAATCTCTTCTCTCGTAAAAAAACCCTCTGGTCGAGGCGGTGCTACCTTTGTTCTGATTGCTGTCTCTAAAAGTTCTTGCCAAGGATTTCGTGGTTTCATATCAAAACGATTTTATGTTTGTCGGTAGGTGGAACTTGTTGCCTCGTTGTCGTGCTTGGAATACATCGTGGGTCTTGTCTGGATAGATCATACCAAAAGCCCAGCCGTGTTGCCATCGCAACCTTCGCAACTGGCCTCGATTGTATTCAGGAGTTTTGTTGCAGAGACACCCAATGTTGTACCCGGTGCGTGGGTCGATGGAGACGCTACGGAAATAATCAATCGCATGGGTATGGCCGAAGATAACATCTCCGTAAGCGTCTGCGTGTTGCTTCCCGCTGTGCATGGCGTGGCCGTATCCGTGGACAAAGGAGAGGTTGCCGCACTTATAAATTCCACCGACTGAATCATAGGGAAACATCCTTGCCTTCGTCTCCTTCATTATCAATTCGATATTCTCAATCCCATCATTGGCATAATCACGAGCCACTCCGCTTCGGCTGTTCCTTGCCATATCATAAATCCGTTCATCGTGGTTGCCCCTTAAAAAGATTCTCTCGTCCCCGAACTTAAAGAACTCCCGCAAGAACTCCTCCCCACAATCCCAATCTTTCTGCAAACTAGACGCTTGCTCCTCATCCCCTGCCCCTTTTCTTATTGCCCTAAAATCCCAGAGGTCTCCGATGCAAACGACCAGCCCACCATCGTGTCCCAGATATTCTTTCGTAAAGGCCAATAGAGCCTTAACCGAAGGAGCGTCTTGTTCATCGCCGTGAATGTCTCCACAAGCGACAAACTTAATTGGCTTCATAAAGGGGGTTTGGTTTGTCCAGTTAAAGTTGTGTAAATTAAATTACAACACTCTCTTGCTCTAGGATTTGTCAATGTCTCGTCTGTGCATCCATCCCTTGCTAATTCCAAAACTATATGCATTTGGGAGCGAAGAGTCAATAGATATGTTAGCTGGTCGGTTGCCTCCTCTATGGCATTCTCAACGAGCCTTACCGCCGGCATCTCCCAAAGTTTTGTCCCGCAGTTTTCCTCGACTCCTCGCTTATACTTTTTCTCCATCGACTCTACCGCCGCCATTTGCAGGGTAGTCATATGGAGTTCGTGCTTTTTAGTAAAATGCTTTTGGATTTTCTCCACGACTTGCGTTGATGTCATCCCCTATCTGCTAGACCACGGACGCTTACTGACTAGAGAAACTTTTTGATTATTCACTTCTTGTTTTTGTGGAGACACCAACTCCCTCCATCCAGAGATTGTGCTATCCTCTAAATGAGGTTGCTCCCAATCGAGATGCCGTAGCTGGTGCTTCTCGGCTATCTTCTGACAGATTGAATAGGTCTGGTCGTCCTCCCAAGAGGGGATTAAATCGTTAGTCGGGGTACGAGCAAGTGGAACATAGTCTATTGCGTGTGACCCCTTGCCTTGGTCAATGTGGAGCGATTGCGGGGGTATTCCACGAGCGTTTGTGACTTTCCTCCCTACCTTGGTGCGTCCTTGGGCGTATAGTTCCTCTTGCTCTTGGGGGGTACGCACCGAGCAGTAGATCAAAACTGGAATCTTTTTGCTCATCAACTCCGAGTACCAAGCCCCCACCCTCTTCCCGAAACTAGGCTCACACTTTTCGATGTGGCTTCTTGATCTTTCCACCGCCTCTCGAATCGTCATTACTGGTCAAGCCTCTTGCGGAGTCGTTCATTTTCCTCCACAAGTCTAGAAATCGTTTTGAGCGTTTGCCCATAAAGCTGACGGTATTCGTCTGGGGTTGCTTTCGTTCGGTCGAGCTTGTCCCACCGCATAATGTAGTCGCTAATCGAATCTTGGTTTGGCACTTGCCCAATGTCGTAGGGGCGGGTGGTTGCACACCCGCAAATCAAACTAGCGGCGATGAATCCAAGAATCGACTTCCGAATCACGGAGACGGCGGTTGTAAGCAATTTCTTCATCGTCTCGTTCTTTTTTTGTCTTGGCTCTGTTCTTTGTCCACCAAGCCACAATCCCAATCAGTCCAGCAAGCGAGGCAAGAATGGCCTCCCACATCTTTTATTTCCTAGAAAACTTGGAGAGAAAATCCACAACCTTCTGAAGTGTTGCCTCCGGCTCGTCACCGGGAATCAAAGAAGCAACTGCAATCACGGCAGTTAAAAGAGCGACTAGCGCACCTACCCAAGCAAACACATCCTGCGACTGAACGAAGGTTAAGATTTGGTTCATAAGGAAGGGAGGGGTGTCAAAGGGGCTGTCCAGTTTGTGTATTGTAAGTTTTGTCATAAGCCCAATACTCCTTTGCAGATACTATCGCTGTGGCTGACCCCGAACGATCTGACGGCCCATAAAGAGTTCTTGGAACTGTTGAAACTCCAAGCACATCAAAAGTATATGTGCCTACTGCAATATATCCAGACCCTTCTCCAAGGCTATCTGATACAAGTGAAAAGTTTTGAATGCCCCAAAAGAAAGGCAACTTATAAACATCATCATTCTTTACAATGCTATTGGCTTCAAATGTATCATATGGCCCGAAAGGATAACCCAATCCAACATATAAGAATGCGGGTAAAATTAGTGGCTCTGTGATCGGTGGTTCACCTTGCCCACCAGCGATTGTATATGTTCCCCAAGGCACATACCCAGAAGCAAATTGAATGAAGAACTTGTCTTGTGAATTAAAACAAACCAAATCTTCTTCTTTTTCAACTACTGGATTTCCAAACATTTCATTTGCTGTGCCATTAAAATTCCATTGTGTAGACTCGCCTTGATTGAAGTCCCCAGTTACAGAAATTTCCCATTTTCTTACCCTCCAAAATGGAGTCATAACTTCTGCAATCCCGCCAATAATATAATTATCATCTCGTGGGAGCGCGGGAGTCTCAACTAGGCATCTTGGGAAATAGCCACTTTTGCTTGCGTGAAGAACTTTCCCCATAGGATTTCGTTAGGGCATTAGCCCAAGGTTAATAACCGATGATGGTTATTCGGAATGTTGTTGCGTTTTGTGTCTTTCCACTTCCAGTCACATTTAGAGCATCAATATGAATTTGGTCAGAAGAAAAAACATGACCACTAAAAGCAAGTCCTTCCACAACATCCGAAGGCAACCCAAGCAAAACAATATCATTTAATTGCGCCCCAGTAACTGAAATTGTTTTGGAAACAACATTATTGCTTCCGACCAATCCAAATGTGGTATAAGTTATTGCTGTAAGAGTTCTGGGAGAAAGAGGAAGCACCCCATAGGTTGCCCCACTTGCAATTAGCCCAACATTGATAAGGCCAGAAACAACATTGATGTTTGCGGGTTGAGTGATTGGGGTAGAGCCAAAGAAGGCAAGTTTTGAACTTGTGCTAACGCCAATCTTTGTTCCAGTAGTTGTGCCAACGCCAAGGTTATATCCGTCTGTGATTGTTACGGCTGTTCCAGATAAATCAAGAATGGTCGTTCCAGTTCCAATGGTATTGTTCTGCCAATCTAGGAATGCTGAACCGCTAGAGTTGTATAGCTTGCGGTTGGTCGCATCGACATTGGTATTGCTATCTTCAACAAAAAGGGAGTTGGCCTCTGCTTTGGTATAATAAGATTCTTGGGTTGCTGGAATTGCGCTTCCGCTACTAATCAAATCTTTTCTTACCGTTACGCTTCCTTGGTGCAGGGTCTTTGGATTCCCGCCATCCGTCATTTCAATTTCAATGGTGGGAGTGATGGTATCTGTTCCTGCTTCGGCAAACAATTCGTCAAGCTCTGCGGTTGCGAATGTAACCGTGGCCTGCCGCCAAGGAGCAAAGTAGATTCCGCTTGCATCAAGCAAAAGATTGGTAGTTACATTTTGTGAACCAAGCTCTCGAACAAATGAAATTGAATATCCATTATCGCCAACAAGGGGAGAAACAGATATGTTGCCAGCACCAATTCCAGTAACCGCAGTTAAAGCCTCTGTCGCGCATATCGCAGTAGCTCCAATTGCAATAGCGGTAGTTGAGTTAGTCCCATAGTTAAGAACGAAAGAACCTCCAACAACATCTCCACCAAATATAAGTCTATAAGATTCGTTTGATGTAGATGAGCCGTCTTGTGTTTTGGTTAATACTGCCGCACCAGCGGTTGAAGAAGCTACAAAACTATTGGCATAAACTGCGGGATTTCTGCGTAGTCTGATAACTTGTTGAGCCTTAACACTAGAAGCGGGAAATCTTCTTGTGCTAATAAAGATCGAGCTTAATGGGAAAAGCGTAAAGCTATCTCCCCCAAACGACATAGCTGTGTTCGGTTGGGTCGCGGTCAATACATAGCTATATTTCTCGTTCCCGTAAGTAGTAACCGTTGAAACATTGTTGGAGATTGCGGTATAGATTTGAAGGGCAGTTGAGCTAAATGTGATTGCAGAAGATGTCGTTCCGTTGCAAGTTAGCTTAAACTGACCATCAGTAGGAACATCGTCTATGTTCCCAATTCCTAATTTTAGGGTTGTCCCAGTTGTGTCAATATCGACTGGAACTTGACCAGCGGGCGCATCTTGTACCCGAAGCCTAAAGGTATAAACATCATTCCTAGTAAATTGAGGAAGCGTACCCCCACCCGCAGAGCCTCCTACTTGAATCCCGCTACCTTGTGCGTCCAAATAAATGTCAATGTTCGATGCCATTATCTAGCTCTCTTGTTAAGTGCGTGTAGAAGGCTTTGGCGAAAACACGGCAAGCTCTGCCGGTGCGCCATTACTGCAAACATTTAGGGTGACAACATTAAAATTACCAGAGATTTTGAATCCATACCCGGTCTGTGCGGTTACGGAAATATAAGTTCCTGCCTCTGGCCTTATACTTTCAATTCTATTCCGCATATTCTCAAAAAAGCTCTTGCCCATCTTAATCTTTCCAGATGGCACTTCGGAGAGTTCCTTGTCATTTCTAGGCATAAACTTGTCCTAATTAAACCGCAAAAGAGCCGTATGGGAAATATGCATTTGTACCACCCGAAGTCTGATCGAATCCAGAATCTTGATATGTATTTGTAACTTTATAGAATAAGCCAATTCGTTCTGAAAAATGAGCCGCACAAGCCATTCCAATATAGACTCGTTTGGAATATGTTGGCGTAGGCGGGGGTGCTATTTTCGCATCGGAGCGATAATACTCTCTTAAAGGTCGATTGGTTTCAGGAGGTTGATCTTCCTGTATAAATGGCGCAACAATGCTCTTATACAGAGATGTTCCATTTATTGTTGTTGGTAATAGACTCCCTATGCCATAGGCTTGAACCAAGCGCAAATCTTTTGGCTCAACATCGCTATAGTAAATAAAATCAACAATTACAGAAACACTATTAAATCTGCCAGTAAAGGGTTGAAGCCTTTGTTTGGCTGGGGGCAACCAAGAAATGTCGCCAGAGCTTGCCTTTGTTGGCTTCAAGATTCCAACATATTGAACCGTTGCCATACTGATTCCACCAGCATCTTCTGTTATGCTTGCAGTTTCAACTACCACATAGGGATATGTTGTGCTTGGTGTTGGATACACATTAGCCATCACATCGTTATATGGGGTAAAGTTGATTAGTCTTGTGCGGAATGTCTGAAACTCACTAGTTGCAAACGCGTAGGTTTCTGTGAGGCGGGTTAGCCCAAGATCGTCCGTATCGGATATTACCGAAGTCCGAATCATTTTTCCAGTTGGTATTCCTATAATGTTTGGCATAAATTAGGTTGCGTGTGCATAGGCCTTGAGTTCGTCAAAGTTCTTCTGCAATAACTTTTCTATTGAAGAAAGCGAGCCAGTCTCACCGCCACCTCCTCCCTTGCCCTTGCCAGCGGCAGTACCAGTATCTCCCGCTGTGGGAGCTTTTTTAAGTTCTTCACTAAATTTATTTACTGAATCCGTTGCGTCATCTATTTTTTCTCCAAGATTGTCAGCACTTTTACCGGACTTCAGAAAATTATCGACCATATTGCCGCCATTTTCGGTCATCTTGTCAGTAAATTTATTTGCCCCATCTATTGCATCATCAAGCGACTTTCCCATGTCGCCCATCTTATCAGAGGTTGAATCAGCTTCATCGTTTGTTTTACTTTGTGATTTAAGAAAGTCCTCAAGAGCCTTGCTTGAGTCTGAAATTTTATCTTGAAATCGCTGAATTGGGAGAGATTCGTATCCTTCTTGTTTTCTTTGTGCTTTGTTTTGTTCTGCTAATCTATTTAAGGCATCAGTTCTTCCAGTAAATCTTGTGTCTCCCGCTGCGGCTCTCTCTCGTTTAATATCATCTATTGTTCTTTGAATCTCTTCATCTGCTCTTTGCCTACGCCCTTCTTTATATGCTCTTTCCCCGGAAAGTCTCACTCCCCTCTCATAGCTAGTTTCTCTTCCACCAGTTGAGCCAGAACCACCAGTTCCAGCCTTTGTAATCTCAAGCGCAGCACCGCCTACTTGTTGTTTATATTCTTCCTTGGCCTTTGTTACATTTTGTGTAAGCTCTTGTATTTTCTTTTCTTTCTCATTATTTGCATCAATTCGCTTTTGTGTTGCTTCCTCTGCCTTAATTTCTGCATTATATAGATCATTAAATCTTTTTTGCTGTGCTTCGGCTAGTTCTCTTTCTTTTTTTGCCCTCTCATCAAACTCTTTTATTCTTTTTTGATGTAATTCTTCTTCTTTTTTACTTTGCTCCTCCATTAACTTATTAGTTAAGTTTTGAGTCTCAATTCCAGCTAGAGCATTGGCGTCTCGAGTTGCCGATGCCCTATCATCTGCGTTTTTAATTTGATCTATAAGCTCCAACCTTTTTATTAGTTTTTGCTGAATTTCGTAGTATTGCTTTTGCTCATCGTCTAGCTGTGACATTTCTTCTGCATTTTTTCTTTCGGAGGCAAATCCGTATGCAAGAAGAGAGTCTCTTAATTTTTCTAGCGTTATTTGTTGTTTCTTTAATTCTTCAGTTGCACCAGTTGTGGATGCAATAAATTTCGTGAACCAGTTGCCCTCTTGTATGCTTCCTAATTTTTGAGTTGTAGTGTCTAGGCTTTGATTTACAATTCCAATTCCCCTAATTGCATCATCTATTCCCTTAATATCTCCCATTCGCTCAAGTTGAGTAACCGCCGCAGCAGTTGATTCTCCAACTGCCCTTAAAATTTCAGACATTTTGTTTATCTGATCGGTAACGATTTTAATACCACCAATAACCACAACGCCAGCTAATGACTTTTCTAGTATTCTGGAAAGTGATTCTGCTCCTGCGGCGGCAATATCTGCTCCCGATTTTGCATTGATAAGTTCATGCGAAAAATTCTTTAGTGCGCCAGAAGCCTTTCTGGACGATACATCCAAACCCCCCAAGCTCTTATCATAATTACGCACCCCCGTATCATCGGCTTGCGTCTCAATCTTAAATACTAGCGGCTCCATTTTATACTGCCTTTACATTCAGTTTCTTGCCAAACCACGCTTGAGAATTTCTTTTAATCACTAGCTCATACATAGATTTGATTTCTGCTTGTATCCCCTGCATAAGCCCAGCCTCTTGTTTGGCTCTTGCTCTGGCTATATCGTTTGCGCTTCTCATAGGTGTTCCTTTGTATCTCAAGTCAAACACGCCAGCACCATTCCATATCATAAACTGATTGCTTCCGGGTGCTAGATTTGTGATGGTTGCCCCACCACCATAAGTCTTTCCAGATAATCTCTCTAGTGTGGCCGAGCCAAAGTCACCCCTGCCAAATGGCTTGCCCAATGCGGCGGCGGCACAAGCCCAGCCAATCCTCAAGAACTTTGAACCTCTAGCTCTAGCCTGCAAAAAGCCTTTATATTTTCCATCCATAAACTTGTCTTGACCAGATGGAGACTTTTTATCCCCCTTAATTGGCTTAAACTTATATAGGGTTTCTTTCCCAAAATCTGTTAGCCCTTTGTTAAAAAACTTCTTCTTTGTAATTTTCATCCCTACAACCATCTTTTTAGTTCCACCAAGAGGGATAAGTCCCATATTCTTTCTCTGCCAATTTATTAGTTTATACTGACCAACATATTGAGTATTCCCAGTTCGCTTCCTTCCATTGTCCTTCGTGATTGGTAGGTTGCTTATTTCTGCTCTAATCTTATCCCTTGGAGCGAAGTAGGTATTTTGTGCGGCCTTGAACGCTATGTTCGCCATCTTCTCTTTAACAGAATCAAACACGGCTTGGTTTCTCACTTTAACATAAGCCTCAAGTGCTTGCTGTACTTGTTCGTAATTAGACACAATACCGCCCTCTTTATTGACAGATGCGGTTAGAATGTTCATTTTAGAAGTGGGGGTGTTAAATCTCAACACCCATCAGCCTTGCCATTTCTGTTCTATCTTCTGAACTTACAGAGGAATCTCTCACTACCTTAACCCCATTATCAAACAAGTATGTGTGAATGCCTTGATTAAGAAGGCGCATTGGGACGCTCCATAAAATGTATTCCATACTCCACCCGGTTCGTTCTGCCAGCGTAAAAAGCGTGTAGGCCGTTCCCGCTGGCGTTACTCGTTTCCCGAGGCTTGCCCCTCAAATCCAGACCGAACGACCGCGACCCTTGCTTTTCCAGCCTCTTCTATGATTGTAGATACGATATTTGTGGCGTTGTCCCTATCCTCATCGGTCTTGTCTACAACCCAATCCAACACTCTCTCCCTAAAAGCATCCTTATCCCAAGCCAGTTTGATTGCCTCCCTCTTATTCTTATGAATCAGCAAGTGCAAATAGAGGAAAGCCCACACAAAATATACCGATGAATCGTTCTTGTCCTTGCATTGTAGCATCAAAAGACGCGAGCCTTCTGTGTATTCCGCAATCTGTTCGCCCTTAAAGGATTTATGTGGTTGAACAAAGGATGCGCTTAATTCTTCATCTAGGATGTCGCTCATATTATATTGCCTTTAGGATAGCCCTTTTTAGCTCTGGTTTGGCGTTTGTAGGGACGAGGAGCGTCTGCCCCCCTCTCTTTATGATCTGAATTGGCTCGGCTCTTTTAACCAATCCTAGCAAGGTTTCTCGATTCTCTAGCGCGGCTCTGACATAACGAATGGGGGCTTCTTGGTCGCTAGTCATATCTGACCACTTGGCCTCCATCTCTTTCTTTGCGGTACTTCCAGACCCACCAGAATTGAACCAGAAGGTAATCTGCTTTGAGCCATCCTCACGGACTATGTGGGTCACTGGGTCTGTTTGTCGGAGCGTTCCACCGAAAGCGGCCACGGCACTCGCCACTTTGATATTTGTTGTGCCCCAGTAACTACTGCCTTCCATAAGTTTAGGATTTCATTAGAGGACTAGAACCTCTATTAACTTACATTCGGATAGCCAGTAGCCGAGATGTCGATAGTGACGAAGCCAGTATTCGTCTTGTTGAGGGCGATTGAGTCAATTCGACAAGTTCCAACTGTGGTAGCATTAGCAAGAGAAGCAAAAGCACCGCCAACCGTTAGGCTTGTGTTAGCCCCAGTAATAGCAACGCTCAAGGAATAAGCTGTAGTAGGGTTATAATATCCAACTGCACTCACATCGCCAGTAGCATTACGAATTTCGTTCTTCTCTACATTCCGTGTTTCAGAGAAGCTTTGCACAAGACCAATCGTCTCTGTGCTTAATCCGAATACAAGACCAGAATTTCCAACCGTGACCGCTGGCATTAGATTGAAACCTCAAAAAAATTGTTAATCATAGTTCTACTTTCAGCGTGTCAAATTATCGAGGAAGCACTCTGACTTTGATTAGTTCCCAGATTGTAGAGAATACTGCCCCAGAGACTAGGGCAACCAACCAGAGCTTTGTTTTGATGGTATGAGCGTCCCTCTCTAGGGTGTCTACCTTGCCGTTAATCTTGGCTGTCCATTGAGCCAGCTCGCTAGTATGGCGTTCTATGACGGAAATTATACTTTGCTGTCTTTCTTCTATTCTTGCGATTGCCTCACGGACAACAGATAAGCGCTCTTGAAGTTCTGCAACTTGGTCTGCACTCATAGTCTAGCTCGCTCTGCACCGGGGGCAATCCTAACCATCCTCTCTCCCTTGTCATTATAGAATATCTCTATGTAGCCCTCGGCCTCCAAGAACTTGAGGCTTGCCATAAAATCCCGCCAGCTAGGAGTTTCTTGATCTTCCGTGGCACTCATTCACTTTTCACTCGCCCAGCCTCTTCAGCCGCAGACATATCAGAATATCGCGGTAGCACATTATTATGGTCTACTGGCTTGGGTGAACAAGAGCAGAACAATAAAGCTAGGGCTAGGATGGGCATAATTATATTAGGTGTTAAATGCTTGAAAAGGACGCTATTTATTGAGGAGTGCAAATAAGGCTCATCTTCAAACCCCTTTGCCAAGCCCTTTTAGCGGTCTTAATGGTGGGACTTTGACCCACAATTCTCGCAGTATAAACCTTGGTATCTGTAATGTTGTTTTGTATTTTAGTAAATAAGGGTGGAGTTTCAGAATAAAACGCCTCAAAGATAGAGCAGTATTTAGAGTCAAAGTTTGCTTGGCTTGTCTTTGCCGCTGTGTCGGAATAATTGATTGAGACATCTACCTCATAAACACCAGTATAATTGCCCAACACTTGCCCAGATATGGACGCTGATATTGTAGCGAATGGGAATAGCTTTGCCCCCACCTTATTTGTCTTATAGACATTTAGACCAGAAATGCCAGAAAGCAGACTTGCAAGCGCATCCTCAACATTGATTAGAACTCCATTTGTCATTTTTTTGCGGTAGCTATAATGTCTAGCGTCATAGCCCTTGACCAAGTGCGATTTTGACCGTTGATGGTTGGGCTATCATCTGTTACTTTTGCTACATAGAAAGTGATATTGGAGTTAGTTGTAAGGTAACTTGCTAGGTCTGGGGAGCGATAGAGTTGTTCCAAAATGTCTGTGAACTTTGAGTCAAAATCCACTCTGGCAGTTGTGTCTGCCCTTACGACATAGGTAATGGATGCCGGAGTTCTGAATACGCCAGAAAAGGGCATAACCTCCTCACCGCTGATTTGTGCTTGAACCGTTACGCTCGGCATCGTTCTGGCTGTGCCTCTTTCACTCGTAAAGAAGTTCACCCCAGTAATCCCAGAAACCACATTAAGGAGGGCGTTCTCCACCTCCCTCTCTATCGAGGCCATTAGGTTGTAATCTCCGCAAGTTCGATGGTATAAGAAAGTCCATCTGTGCTTTGCGAAAATCCTCCAACCATTCGCTCCACACCACTCACGGTACAGAGCGAACCAATAGTAGGGGCAGAGATTGATGAGGCTAAAACTACTATACTTTGCGTCACCCTAAACACCTCTCCGCCAATCTCTAAATCGCTTGCCGTCACTAGGTCTGTTACAGAGGCAGAAACAGAGGACGAACCCAAGCCAGTAACGGATTGATATAGGTCTTGAATCATATAGGTCAAGTCCGTTGCAAAATAGGAGGTGCTGATAGTGCCAGCCATAAAACCACCCCTTATGTCAATCCATACTAACTAGCCCTTCAAAGGCAAATATGTTGTCAGTTTCCCACTCGTTTTTCTGCGAGAAAAAGCCAGTTCGCTTATTCCTTCTTGTAACTGACGCAAGGATGATCGGAGTGCTATTGATCGCCCAAAAGTCATTAGCCCCTCGGATTGCCTTTGCCATCTGCTCAACCGATGAGGCTGTGTAAGTGTTTAGCCCTTGAATCTTAATATCTTCTGGACATAGCACATAGAAGTTGTCTTTCCCCATAGCCTCTCTAGCTCTCACGATTAACTCTAATGGATTTCGGTAGTAGCCTTGAGATAACCCAAATGGGGCAACTAGGTTGTAAGTCTCTGGAAGTCCATCGGCTGGTTTCTCGTCTAACTTATCTAGGACAATGTTGGTTTTGTCTGCATCCTTAATCTCTGGGTGACTATATACAAAGTCAGTCCAGCTTCTCTTGCTTTTCCTATAAGCCTCATATTTATTAGGCCAAACCTCTAAATCAATAATATCTCCCTTTCTATTTCCAGACTTCACATAGCTGGTCAGCTTAAAAACGCTATGGTATTGAGCAAGGCAATCAAAGAAAACTTCGTGGCCTTGATCTGCTAAATGCTTGGCGGCGGGTAGACAACGAAGCACATCCCCAAGCCTCTGCGAGTATTTGATTGTTTTAGCACTCATCAACAACGCTCTTATCTGTTATGAATGGAAAGTAATCGCGTAACCTAACTGGATTAGTGGTTTGCTGTAGTCTCTCCCATCCATCGACTAGCCCACTATACCCATAGAAATCTTCTTTGAATTGTGCCTGCTCTTTTGTTGTGTAGGCGAAGTGGTCAAAGGTTAGCCCCCAAGTTTCTGTCACTCCCCTTGGAATCATCATTGATTGGACATTGAGTTTGGGTGGTTCGTGACTAACGAACTCAACTCCCCTACCCCACTTCCAAGCCCTCAACCATTCGTACCAATGCGAAGCAAATCCTTCCCTAGTCACAACTTTTTTATTCTGTCCCACATAATAGTTACAATGGAACTGCATCGCTCGCCCCTCTTCGCATCCCTTGAGATGCCCAAAGATTGCATCTAGCTGATCGGCTCTCCATATCTCGTCAGAATCAATCTGCATCACAACGCCTTTCTCGACTCCTCGCAACGCCTCGCTAATCATCGCCAGCTTGCCGGGGAAGGGCTTGGCTTGCCAGTAGACTGAAACATTCTCGCCCCTAATGCTCTCAAGATATTCGTGCGTTCCGTCCACGCTTACAAAGTTCTTATGATACTTTTCTGGAACTTGCTTGCACCAGCGAGTGCATCCAAGAGGCTCGGCCACTCCCTCGACAATCCTCCACTCCCAAGGAATCTTTAGCTTTTTAAACTCTGCTAGATGCCTATGGATGTGAGGCATTCCATTAAGAACGATGGTAAAGATGGTCAGCATTTCAAGCGACCATAGATAACGCTAATCTCTGAACAAAAAGAAACTGAATCGTGGCGGTAACATTCAAACCCAATCGAATCAAACCAAGCCATAAACTCCTTTAGCCAAGTGTCTGAATAGTGTAGCTCAATCGCAATCTCCTTTAGATTGTGGACATTACCTATCGGCAGGAATTGAGTCTCGTCTCCCTCAATGTCGCATTTAATATGAGTGATTGAATGTTCCTTTATCCAAGAATCAATCTGGCTACACGAATCGGCTTTCTCGCAGATAAACTTTCCTTGCGGGTATTGCCGAGAAAGGGTTGTGATGTCTCCTTGATTTATGTCTACCCCCATATAAAACTCTGGCTTCTGCGAAAGAAAATACTTGGTTGTTCCGTTGGCCTCTTGCCTTTCCGCTTCCGTCCAGAACGCACACCCCAAGTCAAGCACCCTACCGCCAGCTACATTGAGATGATGCCAATGGATTTCGGGTGATTCCGATGTGATGATTCCTTTGGTCATAGCTCAAATATGGCCGCGCCATTACGAACAGACCAATCCTCCCAGAGTAGTTTTGCAAATCCCTTGAGCTTGTTGTAGTTCGCCAAGTTCTTTATGTCATTCACATCGTCTAGGGCGATGATTGCGTTCTCTGCTAGGAAGGGACGAGCGCAACGAAGTTCGGCCTCACCAGAGAAAGGCGAGCCATCAATCAATACAAAGTTAAAATCAACATTACGCCCAAAGTGTATGTCCTCGATTGCGTTTGTGCTGTATGGTTGGGCAAACTCAACACATTCGTGATACCAACCAATAACTTGATCTAGTGGGTATTGATTGAGGGTGGTTTTGTTTGTGCCGTAAAACTCTGCTACATCTAACTGGTTCATCCATAGCTTCGGGAGGGTTGCAGTTCCCTTGACCGAAACTCCTCCCCTTGCAGATAGATTCATTGAATGCCTACCGATGCGGTCTGGGTGGTTCTCAATGCTAAATAGCCTTTTTGTCTTAATACATTGAGTCGAGCCATCCCCAGTTCCTCCCCCGATTTCTAGGCCAACATCCAAGCCCTCACTATATTTTGCAAGGGCTTTTCCAAATGAATCGTTAATGGTTATCTCTTGCATATTTAACACCAATTATTTGCCTTGCGCTTCTCATAGATCGCCTTTCCCTTTTCGTAAAACTCTGGCTTGTTATGGTTCTTTAATTGTTCGTCTGCTTGCCCGCCAGTAAATAAGGGATTATCGTGCTTAAAGACCAAATCCTTCGCCTCAACAACTACGCCATCTGCATAGGCTCTTTCCGTGAACTCGTTGTCTGAATAGATGCCGTCCGACTCTTGGTAGTCGGAGTGGAATAGATGCCCCTGCCTCTTGAGCCTAGATTGCGTTAAAATAGCCATACAAAGCAGTTTATCTTGCCGTAAGCCATCTGATACTGCCAGCACTTTCTCTTGCGTTGTATCCCCAATAGCGTTTGAAATTAGGGCATCCCAATGCTTCGGAGGTGTCCAATCATCGCTCATTTGTATTACAATGTTTGACTTGGCTATTTTTGCCCCTGCATTCCAAGCGTTAATCATCCCACCCGGATTGCACCTAATGGCTTGGTGGGGGGTGTAGTCGATTGGGTCATTGTGATCGACCATAAACAACCACTCAATCTCTAGGGGCTTCTCGGCTAAAGAAAGCCACATCCACCTCCTCTGCCAAGCCACTTGCGGTCTGCCCCTTGTGGCGTGAATAATGCTAATTCTCGGAGATGGTTTCATCTTCCTCATCTTTTCTGCCTCACCAGTTTCCCCCACGCACACCGATGCCGTTTCGTATAAGTCCATCGCTTGCCAGTTGTAGATTGCTTCTACAAGATTCCAGTAGTGTGTTTTTGGCCTATGCAAAGTCATACAAGCCCTAACTGCACCATAAGTCTTAATCCAGTTACCCTTACCAGACCAATGATTTGCTATATAAAAGTAAGCCTCTCTGCGGTCTGGTTGTATGGCTACAGCTTCACCAAGATAAGAAAGCCTATCATTTTCTGGAACACACCTTCCCAAGTTGCAAAGCACATCGTAACGAAGCGTATCCTCTAGCTCTGGAAAGGCCAACGCTCGCTTGCTAGAATCGATACATTTTTCGTATTGACCAGATAGAAAATACTCTTGAGCTTGGTAATAAAGAGAGTTTGCGGCTGGGGCAAGTGTATCGGCCAAGATGTTCAAGTTCCTTTCAGCACTCCTCGGCTTGTATCCGTGGGGCTTATGGATTCGGAAAATCTTATCTACGCCAATCGTCTTGTTTGGCTCTTTAGTAACAAGCATTTCGTGAACACGGTTCTTCCAACTACAAGTTCCCTTCTTGGAAATTTCCTCTCGAAGGGGCAACAAACCAGCATTTTGCACATCGTATTTCAACGCCACTAGGTGAGCGTCTTTCTGAATGGCAAGGTCAATAGCTTCCTCAACTATCTTCGCCCCGTCCTCGGCCATCACATCGTCAGCATCTACCCATAAGCACCACTCGCTTGAGCAAGCCTCAAGAGCCGTGTTCCTTGCCGTGGCAAAATCGTCTATGTGATTCCAATCAGTTCTTTTATTCTGGTAATGAACAATCCTCGCCCCAAGCCCACTTGCAATTTCCTCGGTCTTGTCGGGCGTAGCTGACCCCCTAGAAATACATACAACCATTTCTTTTGCGATGGGGGCAAACGACTTGAGGCAACGCTCAATGTATTCTTCTTCATTACCAGCTATGAGATAAAGTGAGATTTCGTGTTTCATTTAGGATTTCAGTAGGATTTCTAGTTTTTAATTATGGCAATCCGAGACTATCACCAAGGGTGGTTTTGTAAAGATTATAAACATCCGAATTGAGTTGAGTCGTTGGTGTTTGGTCAAATCTTATGACGGACGAGATAAACCCTACAAAGAAATCTTGAGTCGGCAAAGTTAAGCATCCAATACCGCAACTACCACCGCCTTTATTTAGAGTAAGACCCAATGTAAATGAAGTTACAGTTCCACCATTTTTCCCCTTAAAGCCTAAAGATGTATTGCCAATAAGAATAGATCGCATAGTTGTATCAGACGCGGCGATTGTTGACGCAGTATATGCTATTGCCGACACATCATTTCCCGAATCATTTATGTTCGGCCCCATTACATCTGTTCCTACAAATCCATTCCCAGTAGACCAAAGAGTTGCCTTTACCGCTGTCGAAGATGGCTTGAAAAAGCAAAATCCAGACATAGGTGAATTTCCAGTCCCAAACGAATTATTTGGTAGTGCTATTCTATCATCCACACCATCAAATACTACTCCACTTGTTCCCCAAGTCGGCCCGTTCGTAAGAGTGCCATCGTAAGTTGCCAATCCTCCCAAGCTATACGCAGTAGTTCCAGTTCCAGCGTTTTGCGTTGAGCGAAGAGGCCAACTAACCATACTAGACCACAAACCCAAATTCTTTATGCCTTTTACAAACGCATTGATTTGACCCTTGCCAGTTCCGTCAGTAACTCCTGCCCTCTGAAAATATGCAACTGCATCTGCATCATATCCAGATATTCCTAGCCCACCAATCCGAATACCGCCTTTAATCATCATAAGGATTTACCTTACCGACTTTTAGTCACCGATGCCAAGAACAATTCCGCTATGGATAGAGAATGCTGTGCAAGTTCCAGCCAGATAAATCCCCGCGTTGATCGTAGAGGCAGAGGCCGCAGTAGCATTAGCAAGGCCAGAAAAGCCAGTTACGGCAGAGGAAATGCTTGCGAACTTTGTGTCTGAAACAATATAAATCCCAGCGAAGCCATCTGTTGAACTAATAGCCGTTCCAGTAGTGGTTACATATCTAGTGCCGGGTCTAGCGGCGTGAGAAACTTGATCGTAGTAAGGTTCGGAATTTGTAAGGTCTGCCATAGTTTTATTATCCTAATGTCAAAAGAAAAAGGAGGAGCAAGGTTTCCCCTGCTCCCCCTTCTTCGGGAGGAAACAACCAACCAATCTTTAGCTGTAGGTCGTGGTGATACGGACGGCGGCGTTCGCATCAATGACTTTCTCCGCTGTGTTCATACGAACACGGAGAACATTGGATCGGCGAGCTTCGTCACGATAGCTCTCGGAGACGAAACCACCGGGAGCATCATCAGACCAGACCAAGGTGCGTCCTAATCCACCAGCGGTGAACTGACCGCTAGAGACATTAGCAACTACGATCTTGCTGTCTGGAATAATAAACGAGCCAGAGTAGGTCTTATTCTTATTCGCTGTATTGTAAGCCGCACGACCGATGTAGACATTATCCACACCGAAAGCTAGGGCAATCTGTTTTTCATCGAGGAGACGGCCACCAGTATTAGAAACAACTCCGTAGAATTGATTCTGCAAGAGGGTGGTACGACGAACTCTCTCGTACACATTGGCAGACATAATCACCGCATTGGCCTCGTATCCGAGTTTGTTCAGGGCGAGCTTGCCAGCCGCAACGTCCGCAGGGGCGTTGATAGTTGCCAAGTTAGCCTCGATATATGCCGCAGTAGGGCTAACGTCAGCCGTGGTGAAGGGGGTCGTTGTTGCCCAGAGCAAGTCAGCCACCCGCTTTTCGTGGGAGAGCTTAACTTGTCGGAGCAAGAACTTCGCTGTCTCTGCCTCGATCGCAAAAAAACGCGATACATCCGACCTGAAACTGTCGTCCAGAAGCTCCTCTAGGCCGGTTTCGATACAATCGTAGGTATCAGAAGTGAATTTCCGAACCGCACGAGCGTATTCAGAACCAGCATTTCGCTTGGCCGCATCAGCGTTCAAGAGGTCAGCATCAGCCGTTTGCACTTTGAGGTACACACCACTCTTTGCCGATACTGGCAGGAGAGGCATAATGTCTGCACCGATCATACCGATCTGTGCGGGGGCTTCGATCAACGCTTGGTTGATGTCTGCACGAATGGTCGTGCCACCAGAAATAAAGCTCATTTTATTTTATATTCTTTCTTTGTTTGTTGTTACTATTGTTTAGAACAATGGAACTGCGATTTCGATAACCGCCGATGTTGCCGTGGCCGCTTCAAGAGCAATTCCAGCAGTCGAGAGGTTAGCCGCAAGCGTGGTTACTTGACCAGCCGCATCGAAGAACACCGTGTTGCCAACTGCCACCGTACCAGAGACGGTTGCGAAGAAGGTTGGGTGAAGCATCTTGACGGTCACGAAGCCACCAGCGGGAGCATCTTCTTGAGTTACTCCGATGGTTTTGCTAGCACCAGAAACAGCAACATTTACGAAACCCGCCGTGGTGGTGTCGGGGGTAACGAACCGATAAGCCGAAACAGCAGAGGCCGTTCCGAATGTACGGAAAACATTATCAATTTGAGTAGACATTTTAGTTTATCCTTTTGTTAGATTTTGATAATGCCACGGCTTTTTGCCTCGGCATATTCAGTTGGGTTTGATAGCATCACGGCTTGCATAGCCTTGAGCTTTGAAGTTCCGTAATCGCTATGGGCGGCCACGAGTTCTTCAAAAGTTTTGGGTTCAACCTTCGCAGGGGCTTCAACAACTGGTGAAGCAGAGATTGGCTTAATGCCAAACTCGGTGAGAACTGCCTTCAGTTTCTCGGCCATCTGCGTATCATCCTTCTTCACCTTATCTTCTGGGGAAGGAACATCAGCAACTGGCACACCTTCGGCTTTATCTTCAGCTTGGTCTGCGGCTTCGTCTGCGGGTTTCATAGCGGCTTCGAGAGCCTCTAGGCGAGCTTTAAGTTCGCTCAATTCGTCCATATATTTCTTGTCCATATTTTTATTCTCCTTATTGTCAAGTATTGGGTCGTGTTCCACAACGGCTTGTGTATCGGCAGGGATGCTCACGCCTCCCGCATTATATGCCAATTTTGATTCTGCCTTTACGCAAGAA